CAAGGTGTGAAGAGAATTTTCAATCAGTCTGACATTGGTTCCTCAAGGGAGAGAGGTCTAGGTCCTGACTTTGATGCAGCTTCTTGGATGCAGGGTATCGAGGAAGATTATCAAGAGAATAAAAGAGATGAAGAATACAATGCCTTGAAGATTTCAGAAGATCTTTATGGTAAGAAAGGTGTTCAAGCTGGGTCGGTTGCCTCACAATCTTACTTCGATAACCCTATCATTGAAGGGGAGTTAAGAGGTAGATCTCGAAGAGCAGGTGATGCATCCCCCGAAGTTCAACAAACTATAATGAACAAGATCATTGAGGTGGGCAGCAGATTAGATATGTCTGACTACGAGATTGCTTACACCTTGGCTACTGTAAGGTACGAGTCGGGCTTTAACCCAGACGCTGCCGCCAAGTCTTCCAGTGCTAGAGGTCTGGGCCAGTTTATTAATCAGACAGGCAAGGCTTATGGGATTAACGCAGAGAACCAGTGGGATGTAGACATGCAGGTTCAAGCTGTACTGGAACATACGTCTGATAACTTTAGGATGGCTGCTAAGAAGGGCTACAGTAACGACTACGTTTATGCACTTCACCATGATGGACCTGCACTAGACAGGGGTGGGCTTGGCATAGGAAAAGAAAACGTTATGCCCTTTGTCCCTAAATTCTTAGAACTTGTCAAAAGCTTTAGAGGTGAAGAATAATGGACGGACCTATTCCAGGGCAATCCCTGACTAAGACACCCCGCAATGCTCTATACGAAAGAGCACCAGAGATTGTAGAGCCGAATGATGCTATCGTCTGGCACATGGAGAAGCTGTCTGACCCAAAGAGATTAGATAATTTACTGTTCACTCTTGAGTACGGTCTGCCAGTTAAACACGCTACGCAGGCTGCACTTACTATAGCCGTTGCTAAAGGTATTCATAACCTAGACATAAGTTTGATCATTGCCCCTGTCATTCATAAGTTCATTGCATCTACAGCTAGAGAAGCTGGTATTGACTACCTAGATGACTTTAAGAATGCTGGCATGAAAGAACAAGAAGAGAAAGAGAAGCTAGGTCTTCTGTTAGATAAGGCTATATCTGAGACTCCCGTAGAAGAAAGGGATGAAGGCTACGAAATGCTTGGTGACTTTGCAGAGGTAATTCCTGACGTTGACACAGGCCTAGATACTGAAGGTGAAATCTCACCAGAGGTTGAGGAAGTGGCAGAAGAAGTAGGTGCTAAACCGCAGCGTGGCCTAATGGCGAGAGGATAAAGACATGTCATTCAAGAGTTTAATGCTAGCTGGTGGTGTCGCTAAGGCATACAACGATCAGGTTGCAGAGAAGAAAGCTGAAGTCGCTCAGATAAATGCTGTAAAGCGTGAGTACTTGTTTAAGGCTGGTATGCAAAAGATTCAGACTCGTAGAGAATCTCTTAAAGCCTCTAGAGCAAGGATCTCTCAGGCTAAGACGTTTGGCTTTTCCACTAAGTCTGCTAGAGCACTTGAGATGTCTGGTCAATTAGAGTTTGAAATAGACAAAGTAGCTACCTTAACAAAGAACGGAAAGATATCTGAAAACTATGTAGAGACTTTATCAGCATTTCTAGAAGGGAAGGTAGACGGGGACGAGGATCTTGCAGCAGCAGTCGCAAGGGGGTTGCAAGGTGAAAGCTTTAAGACAGAGGAGGACATGTCCTTAGGTCTTATAAATGCTATGGGTGACCTTAACGAACTCCAAGAGCAATTCCTAAAAACTACCAAGCCTTCTGGCAGGGTGTCCGTACCAGCCTTTAAGTATAACTCTAGTAAAGGTGCTCGTATCGAACTGTCCGATAGAAGGTCTATCCAAGCACAGCTGGCTTCCTCCCTTAGCACTATGTATGACACTAGCTTTTCTACTAACAATGTAGGTGACGTTGTGTTCAACCAAGATGCCTCACCTGATGTTCAGATACTTTTTAACAACCTTACCGAGAAGGCAGTAGACCTAGCTGAGGACCCTACAAACAGCTTTAGTCCGGTGTCTGCTCTAAGCACTGTTATCAGCAGTATAGAAAACAGTTCGAGGGTACCTGCAGTTACCGTTCTTGAAAAGATAGACGAAGCAATTGCCACACCAAACTTTAACTGGGAGCCTTTTAAGCAAACAGTTAACCCTCCCCCGGTGAACGGAGACGGTACTTCTCCTACAGAGGATATCTGATGAGCTACGTAGAACAAGCTGAGGGTAAGTACTTTAACGAGTTACTGGAACAAGAAGAGTTTCAGGAAGACCTTAAGTCTTTCTTCTCTGGAGGTAGGTATAACTACACGCCTGAGCAACTAAAAAACACTGAACAACTTGCAGATGACTTTGCACAACACATGAGATGGCAGTCTATGAATGAGGCTACCGCTGTCTTTGATTTACTGTATGTACAGAAGTCAGAAGAGGAAGCATCAAAGGAGGGTAAGCTTGCCTTTGGAAAGTTAATGCAAGCATACGATGTTTCAGAAGGTGGTGGCACAGGTGGGTTTGAAACCGCTTGGGACTACGCATCTTCTTTTATTGCCTCTCCTTCAACAGCTGTAACAGCGGCTACATTCGGCTTTGGTGTTGGCTCTAAGATTGCTGCTAAGGCTACCGCTAAAGCTAGCCAGATGGCTGTCAGATCATACGCTAACAAGCTACTTGCTGAAGGATTAAGTAAGCAGGCTGTAAAGGAAACTGTAAAGAAGGGTGTCACGAAGGAAGGCCTTAAGGCTGCAGGTATTTCTTTTGCTGGGGAAGCTGCTGTAGGTGGGGTAGCCTCTTATGGTAGAGGTGAGACAAGAGAAGCTGTTATAGAAGGTTACGACTATACTGTTGGAGACTTAGCAATAGACGCAACAATAGACGGTACCATAGGTGCGGTTGTTGGTGGATTCGGCGGTGCTTGGACTCAATCGACTAGAAACAAGGCTGCTGACATACTAGTTGATCAAGCTAAGAAGGCCAGTGATACAGCAAAGGCAAATGCAAAAGCAGCTATGGAGTCAATAACTTCGAGCAACCTCTCTGACGATCAGATCAATGATACAATGAGCGATATTGTAGACTTGGCGCAGATGTTTAGAGCAAGGGAAGCAGGTAAAACTTTAGACCCTCTTGATAAAGATTCTGTTAAAGAAGGCGAGATGATATTTAGCCGTATGCTAGACGAGAGAGCTAACGAGTTGATTGCACCTGGTCTAGATATGAACACAGTCAGGGGTATTGCTGCTGCAAGTATTAAACTAAAAGAGACTATGAAGCTAAGACCAGGTGAGCGAGTAAGCTCTGCAGTGGCTAGAGGAATATCTGATGGGTCTATTCAAGCGGAACAGTTAACAAGTATCCGTAGAGAATTTAATCTTTCTTCCGAAGAGATGTCATACCTATGGTTGGCTGAGTTGTCTAAGGCTGGTAAAGTTCTTGCTGAAGGGTCTAAACTTAAGAAGGTTATGAACCAAGAGCTAGACATACTGGCAAGCAAGGGCGCTTCTGTCTTCACAGGAAATGAAGCTACTGAAATATTTAGTAGGCTGGAAAGAGGTGGCGGTTTTAGTATACTCCAGAACTTAGACCAAACTAGAATTGCTTTCATGACATCACAAGTAGGTACTACTGCAGCAAACGTTGCAACAGGTGGGTACAACATAGTAGCTGACATGTCTGATTCCTTTTGGAAGGATGTCTTGAACAGCACTGTAGGTACTAAGATGCCAGACGGTTCCGTTCAGAGGGGGTGGACTGGCGGTTCCCTTTCAGTTCTGAAAAGCTTTACAGTAAACAGAAAAGAATCAGAAGTTCTAGGGGCTATGCTACTAGAAGATGCGCCTCTTAAGTTTACTGAATTATTTTATGAAACTCAGAGGGTGGGTGACTTAACTAAGTCTAATAGTTTTCTCAACAGATCCTCTAGGTTTGTTAACACACTGAACATGGCAACAGATGCTGTATTTAAGCAAGGCTCTTTCTACGGTGCATTTGATAGAAGGTTGAGAGAACTCAATGATCAAAGCTTGGGTACAAACTTCTCGGAGTACCTCGCAAGGAACACTGACCTAGAGGCTGCTAGGGCTGCAGGTGTCGTGGACTATGCAACGGACTACGCTAAACGTTTCACATTCCAACGTGGATACGAGGGAGATAAGTCTGTCTTTGGCAGAGGTGCTGTTGCAGTCCAACAGGCCCACAAGAAGTTTCCGTTTGTTGTTTCTGGAGGTCTAGGCATTCCCTTTCCTAGGTATGTAGCGAACCACTTGGAGTACATAAACGATTACACGCCCATAGGTGTCCTGACTGGTGGTCTAGATCAACTAGAGAAGGCTCTGTATAAACAGGATGCTAAGTCATTAACACTTGTGGGGGACCAGTTTAAGACAGGTAAAGATAGAGTAGCCAGACAGATGACTGGCGCTATGATTACTATTGGTGGTGTTGCAATCGCTGCTCAAAAGAATGGTGAGATAGACTACGACAAGATTGTTACAGCCACTGGCGCTGAGACAGATGTGGGCCGTACTGCTGGACCTTGGGCTGCTAACCTTTTAATTGGTGACCTTATCTGGAGGTCAGGGATTCTTGGTAACGAACCCTTACCTATTAGTGGGGAAGCATTTGCTAAGAACGCCAGCGAAGTGCTAGCAGGTATGGGAGACTTGGGTTTTGACATAGGTCTTGTAGGTGACCTTGCGGAATCAATCAAGGAGGGTCAGTTCACTGAAGCTGGCTTAAAGGGATTAGGTAATATTGTATCTACGTTTACATACCCTCAGACTATGGCGAGAGATGTTGCTGGTCAACTATCGGACTTTGCTAGAGGTAACCCCTACGTAAGGGATGTAAAAGGTGATACACTTACAGGTGAAAGAAACTTCCTAGAAGATATTGTAGGTGAGGGTATCTTTAGAAACCAAGCTCTACGTTTTGTAATGGATATGCAGGGTGTGTCCCTTACTCAAACACGTAGAGGATCTGATGGTGAGGACCTTAAGCTTTACTCCCCCTTCAATCCAACACCTGTAGGTGGGTACAATCCTATAACAAGACAGCTTGGTTACACACAAGAACCACCCAGCACTGAGATACAAAAAGAGATGACACTCCTTGGACTTGAGGAGTATAAGCTTTACTCAAATACCAAGACCAAGAACGCCACACTTGACTACACTGTTAGAAAACTTCTAGCAAGAGGAATGGATGGCCTTCCTACGATGGCTGAAGAGTTTAAGTCTTGGAAGGCAAACTGGCAGTTAAACAACAGAACAGAGTACGCTGGCAGAACCTACGATGAGTTGGGTGATGACTACACGCTGAAGAAGATGGCACTGCAAGACTTCGTAAACCACAGGGTCAAAAATGCACAAGAGCTTATGACAGACGCCTTCGATAGTATGTTAGAATCAAACACAGGTAGGAGACGTGCAGCAGGTTTCTTACGTAATCAGTACGTCTTAACTGAAGCCCAGCTTAAATCGAGTAGTGGGAAAACATTTGATGATCTAGTATCTCTTATGACTAGGGGTGAAGATGTTAAGTATAAGTCTGCAAGGGACTACCTAGGTGACTCATCTAGTATTGAGGAGGAGCTAGCCCGTAGACAAAGGGTAATGAAGTACGCAGAAGATAACTACGACTTTGACAAGGATATCTTTCCTCAACAGTACCTAGGGGCAGCAAGAGAAGACTAAAAGAAAGAACCCCCAGCTAATAACTGGGGGTTTAGTTTAAAGTATCACTTCTTATTGTTGGCCTCAAGCATCCTGTCTCGATACTTAAAGGCTTCGTCTACAATCTCGTCAGACCGTAGGAACTTACCAGATGCAATCAAACCAGACAGAGCGCATCCAGCATAAAAGTCCCCTACCTGTAGAGAAACAGGGGGGACATTACCTTTTTCTTTCTTTAGGAACTCTTGTGCTTCTTGCTCAAGGGTTTTCTTTTTTGGTGGCCTACCTCTTGGCTTCTTTGGGATATCTACTGCCATACAGTTATCCTACATACCTTCCTTCATAAACACCCGTACCCACTGAGCACAGATGTCAGATCTTATGATGTCCTCTAGTCCAAACTCAATGACTGGCACGTTTAACATGTGCTTCTTAGCTAAGTGGATTACCTTAGATAAACCATCAGCTTCCTTAAGGTCAGACTGTTGTACATCACCGTTGAGTACGATTGTACTACCTTCTCCCACTCTAGTCAAGAGCATCTTTAGTTCATGTGTAGTTATGTTCTGCGCTTCGTCTACAATAATGAAGGAGTTATCAAAGCTTCTCCCCCTCATTAAAGCCAGAGGTGCCATCTCTATATTGTCATTCTTAATACCTGTCTCAACAGCCCCTTTGCCTAAGTGTTTTACTAACACATCTAAGACTGGCAGCGCCCAAGGGTACGTCTTCTCCTCAAGCGTTCCAGGTAAGTAGCCTATGTCTTTACCCACGGTCACATGAGGCCTAGTAATAACTATCTTATCTATAACTTTTGTTGTGTACAGATCAGATGCAAAGGTAGCAGTAATATAAGTCTTACCTGTTCCAGCTGGCCCAAGTATAAACACCTGACTGTGACTGCCTAAAGCATCTATCAAAAACTTTTGGCTGTCAGTCTTAGGGACAAGCCCTGATGTCTGCTTTGTAGAGGCGTTCTTGTAGTTAGTCTTTCTTCTGGTCTTCTTGATCTTCTCTGGGAAATCATCCATTGAGTAAGTGTTCCTGTAATTCCTTGAAGCCGCCAACGTAAGTACCGTCTGGTTTAAATATCTGAGGCACTGTTGTTATATTAGTACGTTTAATTAAATAGAGCAACCACTTACTACTAGGAGATAACACGTTATACTCTGTGTAGGGTAAGTTAGATCCCTTCAATAGGGTTTTAGCCTGATCACAGAAGTTGCACTGGTCTCTAGTTATTATTACCCACACTATCTCTTCTCCCTTTTAGTTCATTCAAGAGGTTAGTCTGCTCGTAGTCAGACATAACCATCCAGTCTCTTATCTCATTTAAAGTGCGTAGGCACCCTGTGCAATACCCATCTTTAATCTGACAGATCTTTACACAGGGTGACTGTTGATTACCTATGTTAGGTCTACGATTTCGCACGAGTCACCAGTACAAGCCATAGTCTGCATTGCCACTGTGTTGTCCTCACTCTCGTAGTTAGATAGCTCTGACCAGTCAATAGAACTAGGCATAAGCTCAAGCATCTCTTCGTACTGTTCCTTCGTACAGTCCTGATAAGGTGCTTGCTGGTAGGTATGATCTGAGTGTGGCAGGAAGGATACACCACTCATCTCGTCAAAGTGCTCGTACACAAAGGCACCTACAGCCATCCACTCAGCATCTCGTACTGAGATAGTCACGCTAGGCTTATGCTCACACCATGAACGCTGATAAGTCAGCCACAGCTTAAGCTGCTCCACCGCTGTCATGTCGTTACGTGTAACAGCCTGCTCAGGTGACTTCACTGGGAAGCTAAACACCACAGTAGAGTCGGGCTTCATAACGCAAGGCTCATTGGGAATACCTTGGTCAATCATGAACTGTGTTAGAGGATCTTTGTTATCACCACGGACAGTGCGAATATAATAGGGGCTGTGACGAGCGTGAATACCAGAAGCGGAGTCAACAAGTTGTGATACCGTACCGGAAGGTTTAACGCAGCTGATAGCAGAAGACACAGGGATGCCAAGAAGTTCAGCCCACTCAGCGTTAGTAGCCACAGCAATGGATCGTAGATGCTCAAGAGTTTTATCCAATCCTTTGTTCTTGTTTGTCATAAGAGGGTTATCCATAATGCCTGTCATAGATACACCAAGCAGTCGTTCCTCTGCAGTATTATTCTGCCATACCTTGCGTAGGTAAGGGAACTTAATCATAGTGGATTGTATTGTACCTAAGATAGTAGCAAGTCTAACCTTACGCTCAAGGTCAGCCAGTGTATCCGTTGCTCGTACTACACACTCCGTTAAGTTACAAAATTGATACGGACGTAAAATGATTTCAGAACAAGGGTTTGTACCAAACTCATAGTTAGGATCACGCCGCCCAAACTTAGCTGCTTGCTTCTTGGATGCTTCACGATTGAAGATACCACGCTCACCAGACTTGGACTCAACCAGAGACAGCCACTCACGCATGAATGTTTCCATGTCTGGCTTCTCAGTGTATGATACAGAGTTGTTAGCTAAGGCACGATGCCCAGCAGTTTCCCACCACTGCCCTGACTTAGCGTGACGCATACGATCATCTGACAAGTTAGACAGGGAGATCATGGCTGAACGTCTCACCCCGCCTACGACTACGATCTGACCAATGAAACACATCAAGTCGTGACACTCCATAGAGGATAGCTTGCGTCCTTGTGCCGCCTTGAAGGTAGATACAGCAAAGTTAAATAATTCTACAAGTGGTGCTGGGCCTGATGCCCTACCCCCAAATGTCCGAAGCCTTGCACCTGCAGGGCGTACCTGAGATGTATCCCACTTAGGGATTTCACCAGCCCAGAGGAGTGCAAGAACTTGACGGAACCCCTTAGCCCAGCCTTCCTTACTGTCCTTAACGACAACGACAGACTCACTCTCGAAGAGCTCAGGCACTTCTGGGAGCTTGCTGATGAACTGGCGCTCGACGGAGAACCCGACACCAGTACCACAGAGAAGGATGTACATAGCCTCATCGAAGGACTTAGGGTCATCTACGGGTAAGTAGCTACAGTTGTAACCTGCGGTGTTGTCACGATCTAATGCTGGCCCAGCTGTCATCATAGCTCTCATGGATGGCATGATCTCTTGCCCAAGAATGGCTTGCTCAATATCTTTTATGTAGGAGTTGTCCACCCCGCCCAGTGCCTTACGTACTACGTTATCCATGTAACGGCCTACTGTCCCGCCCCATGACTCACGGCCCTTACCGTCAAAGTACTTGGCGTACCGTGACTTGTGGATGAATGCTTGATAGTCTGTTGATAGTTGGTTGCTCATACTGTTTCCTTTAAATTAAAAAAGATAGGTCAGGTGCTCTGTAATTAGGTCCCTTTAAAACCTTACCGTCTTCTCGGAAGATAGGATTTCCGTCTTCGTCAAGCTTAGACATGTTGCTGTCATGAACCAACAAGAAGGCATCATAGACTACGTTGTGTCCGTAGTATCCTTCGGCGTGATCAATAGCCTTTGCTACCTTATCTAACACATCAGAGATATTTTCTAGTTCGTCTTCACCTACACAAAGCTGTAGGTAATCGGGAGCCACTAAGTTAAAACCCTCGAAGACATACATCAAGTCAGCAGCCTCTTTTAAGTGTTCCTTTGTACCGATCTTCTCAGCACTTAACTCAGCGTACTCTTCTTCCATAAGTTTAACCCAAAGCCTAGGGTCAATTGAGGCCTTGAAGGTAAGTATAAACTCTTCTATGCAATCCTCTGGAAGGTCTGGTAGGAAAGCTTCTATGTCATCTCTGGTTATCATACTGTGTTACCTCACATTCCTCTAAAACTATATCGTCTATATCGTATATTGCTACTGATAAAAGTTCTTGGAGAACTCTTTCCATTTCCGACATGTCGGCCTCTATGAAGTTAGCTTCTGGATCAACTGTCAGGATTAGTCTGCTCTCAAACCTCATAGTCAGAACCCCTAGTTATATTAATATTAGTCTTCAGGTCAACCATATTCTTTACGCAGTCTATCTAAAGATACAAACTCTGGTTCGTAAACACCATTCTCAATTTCTCTTTTTATAACACAGCCCTTCCACCACTCTAAGTTAGACTGTCCAGCCCAACCTTCTGGCCCTCCTTTGAAGCAACCCGCAACCAAGCCGATAATTGGATTAGGATGTGCAGAATCTTTAAAGTAGATAGAACGCTTGTGACTATGACCACAGGTAGAAGAATGGTTTCTACTTTGGAGTAAGCTGTAACCATGGTGAACGCCAGACATAGCTGACCCAAAGTTACCACTAGAAAAGAAATGAGCATATGAGACACCATCGTAGTCAGCGATAGAAGGGGCTGAGTTTTCGTACTCGTGGTACTCGTCAAACCAGTGGTCCGTTTGAAGATGCCCGAAGGATATCCCGTACTTGTCTCCCTTAAGTCTTGGGTCATGTGCTAACGCCTTCTTGATTCTGTTCTCGTGGTTGCCCTCAAAGCCAATCCAGTACGGCTTCTTATACTTCCTAAGTCCTGGTTTCTTACGTAGCCTATCCATTGCCTCATTGTAGTGCTCAATGTCCTCTCCATAGTTCTGTGATACAATAGCCTCAGGATACCTAGTGTCAAAGCTATTAAGAGATTTCATGTCTGCACCGTCACCTAAGTCAATAACATAGGTAGGATTTATATCATATATAAGATCTCCTAAAAGATCAAACCTATCGTTAGAGATACTTGGATCTACGTGTGCACAACTAAATACTACTGCTGTTTTACTCGACATACTCTAGGACCTTTCTGGTCTGATTGCTTTCGTGGTCCTGTTCTGTGTTACCTAATTCATCAATTAAGAATGGACCAGTCTTGTGTAGTCTTGATACATCATCCATAGCGTCTTTCATGGAGGCATAGTAGTACTCTTCCTCAAACTGCTCATTGTTACAACAGTGTCTGGCTAGGCACAGGTTCCACACACGTCCAAACTCATCATCGTAAGGGCCACGTATTACCTGTAGTATCTCAACCTTAGGTCTGAACTCTTCACTCATCTTTGATCTCCTTCAACCACTCTTCTGGTATTACTTTATCGGCGTACTTAAAACCGTTCTTCTTACACCAATCTCCGTATGAACTTTTAGCACCTTTGTAAAGCTTTTGTTTACTGTTGCTAAATACGAACCTGATATCTAAGTCGGGATGTTGCTGCCTAACCTCTTTGTGTTTGCGCCTGTCTGTAGATACAAAGCGTCCTTTGGTTTCAATTATAATTCCGTTAGCTAGAACAAAGTCAGGAGTGTATGTCCTATACTTCATGTCCAGCCAAGTGATCTTCTCCTTCTCATAGGTGAATACGATCTTCTTCTTACGGAGGAACTTGGCTGTTTCCTCCTCAAGACCTGACCTGTACCCAGCTTGAATACCCCGTAACTTATTCCTGTTGTAAGCCACGGCTAAACTCCAAGTCTTCAGCAACCATTGGTTTCTTCACAACGTCAGTAAGGAAGAGGGGCTTGTCGCTGTATATAAACTTCCTTAACTTGGGGTAACACTCCTTCTTAAAGTCACAGTACGAGCAGGCCATAGCTAACTTCTTGTTGCCATTGGGATTCTTGTTAGACTGAGGCACTGGGTCAAAGGCACGTTCTGGTGGCTCCTCTTGGTTTACCATCTCCTTGAGGTGTGCAACCTCCTTGGCCTTGTCTTTCATTTCCTCTGAGAAGTCGTAGACATCCAAGCAGACATGGCCGTTAACTTTATCTATAACAAGGAATGCTCCATGAGTTTTGTTTGTTACAAGGGGATCATCCTTAGCTGCATACACGTAGGATGAAAGCTGGGAGATATACCCGAAGGGATCATCTTCTCTCAGGTTACCTTCCTTGAACTTCTTAAATGCAAAAGGGGATGCTGACTTAACATCAATAGTCATACCGTCAATGACTGCGTCCCTATGACCTTTGATCCCGTGTACATCCATTCTGTCTTGCATACCTGTGACACTGTGGCCAGAGACAGCTGCTATAGTTAGGACTAGCTCCTCAATGATGTCTCCGTAGAAGAACTTGAGAAGTGTGTTGGCTGTCAGTGGTTCCGACAGGTTGGTCTTATTGATTTTATACCACAGTTTTCTTTCGCATTGTGTACCAAGGGCTGACAACGAAAGGTAACCTCTTGGCTCTTGGGGTTTAGCAAACCGTTGCTCTGCCATCGTAGAAATATTAGTGGCCATGAAGTCACCAAGAGTTTTATCCCAGCCGTTATGGCCAAAGATTGTCTGCTCGATGTCATGGACTAGGGTGTCTATATTTTTCATTAGTTACTCCTGAGGTTGGTTGCCCCCACCCAACTAAGGGAAGGGGCTTTCTTGAGCACGAACACACAACAGAACGTGAGGTTAACCTAGAAGGGGATGGCGTCATCTTCAACAACACTAACAACTTTCTTAGGTGCTGTCTTTTTAGGTTTGACCTCTTCTTTGGTTTCTTGGGAGGAGTAACTAGACAGGTCTTTAAAACCACTTGATGAACCGCCACCTTCTGATTCATACTCTACGTGGTCTACAACCTGAACAGCTTCAAGGCGTGAACCAATACGCCCAGAAGAACCAGCGGGATAAACCGCCAAACGAACAAGGCCAGTGGAACCATTGCCAATGTAACCATCAGACTCAAAGTCCCAAGGTTGTCCTTTAACATTAGCGACAGTGGGTGCACCACCTTGCCATTCAAACTTACCTTTATGTGGACGAGCAAGTGTTACCTTGGTACCGCCCTCCACTTGATGAGTAGCCTTAGCGCAGCCAGAAGACCTAAGCTTCTCAGCATTCTCATCATCCATAATGACAGTGACTTTATACTCACCATCCTTCTCTTCATTCCAAGCAGCACGATCACGGTTATGCTCGAACACTTTAGCCCACTCAAGCACACCAAAGATTTCTACGATTTGTGTTTTAGATTCGTTAGCCATGTTATCCTCATTTAGCTTTGTTACTGGTTTAGTAAGTATCATAGGGTTCTAATGGGTGTCAAGCCAATTCTTTCCTACATCAAAAGATCCTGGTGTAGGTATTTTAAACCCTAGTTCTTGACCCACCTCAAGCATACAGTCAGCCTGAAGTTTGCCTAATGCTTCTGCTTCTTCCTTTGTTCCTATCACCTCTGTTTGATATTCATCGTGTATAAAACCCACTAGCTTGAAGTTGATACCTAGCTTCCTAGCCTCGTCTGTCCAGCGCAGCAAGGTGTACTTCATTAAGATACTCTCAGCATTCTGCAGCATACCAGCTAGAGCCTTGTGTGCTGAAGGAACCTTTACCTTTCTTCCATCATACCCAGTGAAATATCCTTGCTCACTTACAGCGGGTATAAGTTTGTTCTTTAGTTTAGCCAAACCATCAATAGACTTAACGAAGTTATCTCTAGCCTCTGTCGCTTGCCGCTGGTTGACCTTAAGTATCTGAGCGGTCTTAGCAACACCTGCCCCTAGTAGCCAAGCATAGATAAAAGTCTTAGCCATATCCCGTGTAGCATGGTTAAGTCCCAATGCGTGTTTGTTAACGTTATGGATGTCTGTTTCATTCTCCTTCCTACCTTCCATAATAGCTCGTGCGTACTGATCAGCATCAAAGTATCTCCATAAATAATCTGCAAGGACCCGTAGTTGAATTCCGTCTGCATCAGTACCCACCAAGTAGGAGCCACTGGGTGTAGTCCAGCAAGCCCTAAGGTGTGAGTCATACTGTTTCTTCACCTCTTCAACAGCTGTCTTAGGTTCCCCGTGAAAGACTGAAGGGATGTTAGCTGTGTTAGGGTTGTTATGAGAACACCTACCAGTCCAAGCTCCAATGTTATTAATGGTACCGTGTATCCTACCGTCACTTCCTACTTGACCCAGCCACTCAACCAGTGAACTTCTACGTCCTTCTAAGGTAAGCCATCTAGCCAATGTCTTTGGTCCCTCAGGTGTATCATCGGGTAGGGTGGACAGGTTGTCTTCTGAGACGGTCCAACCGTAGCGTTTGAAGTTATCACTCTTCTCCTTGTACATCTCTTTAGTGATAGGCTTTTTATTCTTACCGTATGGGTCTCCAACTGACATGCGTTCAAAGTTATACGCTGTCTTAGTTTTATCCAATGGCTTCCAACCAGCCTCCCAAAGGGCATCAATACGATCCTTAGTAGAACCAGGGTTAAAGTCAATCCAGTTAAAGCATAAGAGATCATCTCCATCCTTTTGGGTCAGGTCATACTTTTCCTTGGCCTTCTTTACCGAAGCCATCTCTTCTCCGTCCTGTTTAACTCGGTACTTGATTGTGTTAACGAGTGTCATCTTAGGTGGGAAGTCTACCCTAAACTGTTCTTCCAACTGCTTTAGCTGCACCTGCACTGCATTAAGAAGGAACTCAGCTTTGTTGGAATCAAACTGAAAGCCGTAGTGCTTTGCCCTGACTAACTCAATCTGTAAGTCATGCTCCGCCCTCAGAGACTTACGCCAATCAGGGTTCCAAATAACAGAGGAGAAGTGTTTGTACAAAGCCTGTGAAACTTCGATGTCCTGATACCAGTACTCAACCATATCAGTACTCCATTGAGTCCAGTCGTTGTGGTCTCCTTTGTAGTCACCTAGTCGTGTACCCCAAGCCTGTAAACTGTGTCGGTTCTTGGCACCTTTGGGTATAGATATGTCATAGTCAATCAAGCGACTAATAAGCAAGGTGTCCACAATTTTCTTTGGGTCAATCAACCTAGGCTTGAGTAAGCTATTCAGTTGCACCGCATCAAACGACAGGAAGTTATGACCTACGATTAGATCAGCTTCCTTATACCATTCTATTGCTGCCGCTTTAGCTACAGGATCTTCATGACAATTGTCAAAGCGAGTGACCTCACCAGTAGTAAGGTCCTTACCACCGCAAATCCAAAGCTTCTTGCAGTTACTTAGGCCTTCTGTTTCGATGTCACTTACAACAATTCTCATACCTGAAATGAAACCTCCTCTAGTATAGTTGTGTCTGGATCATAGTAGACTGAAC